GCCGTAGACGGGGAAGATCATCACAGACGCTGGGCGATAGCCAGAAGGCAGTGTGAAGATCGTGGCTGATGAGTTGCTACCGCGAATCGCGCCGCCTTGCAGTCGCACCACGCTGAATGCGTCTTTGTAGTAGCTGCACAGGGGCGATGGGAAGCCCGCGTCACTCCAACTGTTTTGGAACGTCACAGAGTTCCAGCCTGGGAAGGCAGTGGACGCTTTGCCGTTGAACGTATTCCAGTCGGTTGACGACAGATAGCCGTTTGTCGAGCCAGACGAGGCGGCCATCGAAATGGCCGGTGTTGTACCGCCAGACGACACGACAGGAGCCGTGCCAGTCACAGCAGTCACGTAGCCACCACCGCCGCCAGTCAATTGGATTTCGTTGGTAATCGTTGGCGTTTCAGTTGCAGACTGGAACACGCAACCAGACCAACCAACGGTGCTAGTACCGCCAGAAGTCGCAGACGTATTGATGTATTTGCGGCCAGAGTTAGGAACGTAAGTATTGAAATACTTGAATCCGCAACCAGCCACGCTCACAGATTGAGTTACGCCTGAGCCAGACGTTTCAACGTAGATGTTGTTGGTCGTGTAGTTGGTTGAACTGACGCGTGCAAACGAGCAACCGCTGATGCTGGCCGCTGCGGGTTGCGCAGAGTTGGCCAACCAAATGTCAGCAGTACCGACGTTGTTCTCAAAATACACGCCGCTGAAGTTGCCCGACACAGAGCCTTGCACGCCTGAGTTGTTAAGCAACACGCCAAACTTAGTGGACGCAGAGCCGCCGATACCGTTGCTTTCAACGCTACCGCCGAACATGTTAAAGGTCGTGCCACCAACAATCCAAATGCCTGCGTCTTGGCAATTGCCAACGACAGAGCCAACCATTGTCAATGCGTTAGGGTAGCTGAAGTTGGTGTACTCGGCACGCATACCAATTTTGGCTTGTCGGAATACGCAGTTGTAAAACACGCTTGACAGCACGTCTGTTGCGTAGAACGAATAGTTTGCGTTAAAACAAGACACGTCTTCAAAAGACAAAAACGCTAAGTTGTCGCCAGCAATACAAGAGCCGACATAGTCTTCTTTAACAAAGAACAAACCGCGAATGACCTGATGGCTTTCCACGCCAGCGCCTGTCCCGCCGGTAATGGTCAGCATGTCGTAAGAACCCGCCATGCCATGAATGCGTGCGCTGGCTGAACTGTCGCCGTACATGGACGCTTTGAAAGTGTCGCTGGTGTCGCCGCTGTTGTTGATTGTCAAGCCGTTGGTAATTTTGTAAATACCAGCAGGGAAGTAGACGTCGCCGCCAATGGTGTTGGCGTAGTTGATTGCCGCTTGAATGTTAGTCGTGTCGTCGTGGGTGTCGTCGCCCACAGCGCCAAAGTCCTTGACGCTGATCGTCTCGCGCATCTTGGCCTGTGCAGTCGTCGCCACAGCGCTTGTGCCAGCCTGGATGAAGCCAATCATGCTAGAGCCACTGCTAGACGCCAAAGAGGCTGTCAAAGCCGCAATAGCCGCTGTCAGGTCAGCCATGGTGGCAAAGCCGCCCACGTTGTCAACTGTCCAGATCTCGACGTTGTTGCTGTCGGTCAGCTTGAGTTTGTAGTAACTAGACGACAACCAGACGCCTGCCTCACCACGTGAGTCTAAGATCACGGGGTTGCTGTTGGCTGTTGTCGTGGTGTTGCCGGTGTAAGTGGCCAAAGGCGTTGTTGTACCGGCAGCGTATGAGTACAGTTTTCCACCGACTAGGGGATTACCATTAGCATCAAAAAACTGTAGTTTTGGTGCGGGTGAGAGCGTTGCTGTGGCCATTTGTTACCTCGGTACAAGAGTCATTTGTGGCGGCGTTTGGTACGTTACCCGCAGCCGGTCATAAGGTGAAAGAGTGAACATCCCATAGAAACTACCGGTGCTGAAAAATGTAGCACCATTTCGTGAAAATTCCAATAGGGACACGCCACCGCCGCTGACAATTATATCTGCGGGATAGCCAGTGTTGTTGATGTACGTGAACGGCGATGGGCCAAGCACAATGACGCTTGGCTGCGCCGAATAGTTTGTGAACGACTGCGGCGGGATTGTGGGTGGCCCAACGCCAATCTCAGTGCGCAGCGCGTCAACTTGCGTCGACGCATCTGTCGGCACTGGAACCAGTTGCAAGTCTTCTAGTGTGACATCAGACGAGCCGTTGCCAGTCAACTGAAACAAGTTGAAGAAAAAGCGATACCACTCCCGCGAAATCAGTTGCGTGCGGGGGTCGATCAACTCGACCCGCGCTGACGGGATTTGCGTGATATTAGGCATTGGTCGGACTTATCCCCAACTCAGCGCCCATGATGGCGATCTGGATTGGATCTGTGCCTGACAACTCATAAACACGGTCGCGCAGTTTAAGAGTCATGCCAAGGCGTCGCCAAAAAATACGAGTGCCGTAAGCGCCTACAGCGCCGCCCTGCGCCCAATGTTCGTTTGACCATGTGTGGCCACCGTCGTCTGACCAGCGCAACATGAACTGAGGTGGTGGGTTGACCGACAGCGTTGTTTCGTCAATCAGGTTTTGGTAAGACTCTGTGACCAGGCGATAACCGTCTTCGGTCATCAAGTACACGGCCTCAGTGACTGGCGTAAGCAACGCGCCTGCCTGGGCGTCCAATTGCAGGCTGTGGTGCGCTGTACGCTTGAGATTGTTTGTGCCTGTAGGCAGGGCACGCCATGAGCGCAGCCAGCGCTGAATCTGACCGTTGTCGGCGTAGGTTGTCAGGCTCAGAGTGTAGATGTTGCCGTTTTCGTAGTCGCCAACGATGATGTTGCCGCCAAAGTTGCACTGGCAGTTGGAACGATGACGTGTCCAGCTGCCGTTGTCCCAGCCTGCACGCTCATGCCAGGCTTGCGTTGCGGCGTCGTACACCCAAGTCGCGTTGGCGCTTGGGAATGTCAGCACGTAAAAGCCATGGCCGTCTTGCTGGTATGTGTAGGCGATGGCGTCCGAAATGTTGCCGTACTGCTGAATCTGCCACTCAACGGCGTGCGTTGACACACGTTGGCCGTTGTAGCCGTTGGCCTTGTAGACAATACCTTGACCACGGGCGTCAGTGCCAAGCCAAAACAGGGTGTTGTCGAGTTTGGCCACCGAGAAAGCAGCCGCGCAACCAAGTTCGTTGAACGCGCCTTGGATGCGTGTCAGCGGGAAGTCAGCAAGGCCAGCGTCGTACCAGACCTCAACCGAGTCTGAGCCGAACATCCAAGCCTCGCGGTGGTCGACGTTGATCGCCACCAAGCCGTCTGGAGAGCCTTCAGCGCTCGCAAAATCAAGGGCGTTGATGTCGTACCCATCCAAAAGCGCTGTGACCCATACGCGCTGGCTATTAGGTTCGTTGAAAACGAAGTAACCGTCGAGGTAGCCCACCGTGACAGCGCCTGGAAAATCAGGGTCTGTGATGGGGCCAAATGTGTTTGTGACTTCGTTGTAAATGTAACTTGGGCCATTGCAGGCAAAGAAGATCTGCGTGCCGTTGTCTGCAATAGACACAGGGCCAGTGCCAGATACTTCACCAAGCAAGATGGGCGTGGCCGTTGTGCCAGTCAGTTTGTAGACTTGAACGCCAGAGACAACGTAGAAGTCTGAGCCGTTGGTCTGGTGTGCCCACAAACCGCGAATCGGGCCAGTGCCCACGGTCTGCAAAAAGTTTAGACCTGGGGCGCGGTTTAGAAAGCCAGGTTCCTTGCCGCCCTCTGGAATGACCTCGGGGAACAAATTGACCATGCGGTTATCCGCAGCATTGACGCTGCGGGTAACGTAACTAGAGCCAAGAATCGGCGTCTTCATCAGTAGTTACCGGCGTAGATGTTAAAGCGCTGGCGGTTGGCCACCAATGCGTAAGGCAGTGCCATCACGTCATCAGGGTTGTTGATGCGCTTCAAGTTGCGCTTAGAAGTCATGGCGATGCGCTGCACTTGTGGGCTTGGCTCAACGCCAAACTCAGGGGCAAATTCCAAAGCCAAGTTGTACGTGAAAGCACGTAGATAGCCAGGCGGGAAGTGCAATTCAGTCGCCAGCGTCGCAGGCTCAGTCAACTCTTGCACCGACACAAAGTGCCATTCCAACACCTGAGTTGGCATTGGGTAGACGTACATCTCCACGTTGGGGTACGTCATGTTCGCAAAGATAACTTGCGGGTACGTCGAGGTGACGTTCTTGACAGCAATACCGTCGTACTGCTGTTGATTGATAAATTTGATGCCGTATGACACGCCGTTGGGCGCTTTGAAATACGTCGCGTCGTCAAACAACACAGGGCGGTTGCCGACAAAGTCACCAGTTGGGCCAAGCGTGCGTTTGATCTCGCTCGATGGCCAGCTAAAAATTTGATCTTGGGTGCAAAACACAGACAGGCGCTCTGTGTTCCATGAATCAATCATCTGATTCATCGCCATCAGAGCGTCTTGTGACATGGAGGCTGACGGCGTCTCGCCCTCGGCCAAAATACCTAACAGGCGCAAAGCGCGGTTGATTTGATCGCCAGCGGTATACGTCGCCATGTTCAGACTCCTTCGGTTGCTTCCTCTGCCGGTTTACGGCGGCGCTTAGTCTCCAACGTATTTACGGGAGCCGCCTGAACAGGCGTGTCTGGATTGTAGCGCGTCCAGCCATTTTTTTCATCTTGTTCGACCTCAAGTTCCATTGTTGCAACTTTAGCGCCGTGAATTGGGTGTACGAGTGTGATGTGCATTTTGAAAAAAGGGGGTGATTAGCCCCCTTTCCTATTTAGGCTGTCTTGTAAACAGACCAAGCTGCGTCGCCAGTTTTACGGAATGTAAACTGAGCGCTAGAGGTAATAGCAACAGCAACGGTAGCGTTGCCGCCGTCGGTGATGCCAGTGCCAGCAGCCAAAGTAACAGTACCAGAAGAGGTACCAGTGTTAACCACGATCAGCGTAAATGTGCTGCCAACTTTAGCGCTGGTCACAACTGCGTCGATAGCAGAAGCGGTAGGCAAAGTGTAAGTAGCA